AAATTCATGGTTTGGCTCGGATGACGAGATGACGAGCTTTGCTCTGGGGTTGCACCAGAAATTAGTAAAACAGGGCTTAGACCCTCGCTCAGATGAATACTACGAGAAGATCAATTCTCGCATGCGACAAGTTTTTCCCGACGAGTTTGACGACGCCGAGGAAGTTGAGGTTGAAAAACCAAGACAGAAATCTAACGTAGTCGCTCCCGCAACGCGCAGCACCGCGCCAAAAAAGATTGTGCTGACCCCATCTTCGGTAGCTCTGGCTAAACGGCTTGGAGTTCCGCTTGAAGAATACGCCAAACAGGTTGCTTTAGGACAAAGGAAATAATCATGGCTCAAAATCGTTTACCTCAAGATCTACAAACTCGTGAAACCGAATCCCGCCCTCAAGCATGGCTGGATCCCGAAACCTTGCCAAGCCCTAAACCGCAGGCAGGATGGAGATTTCATTGGGTGCGTATCGCGACACGCGGCGAAGCTGATGCTACGAACTTTTCCACACAAATTCGTTCTGGCTGGGAACCTTGCAAGGCAGCAGACCATCCCGAAATCCAGATTCTGATTGTCGAAAACGGTCAGTTTAAGGACAACATCGTGATTGGTGGGCTGATGTTATGCAAACAACCGGCAGAACGTGTCAAGGCTCGTGACGATTCCATTCAACAAAAGAGTGAAAATCAGATGCGGGCTGTAGATAATAACTTTATGAAAGAAAATAATCCCACGATGCCGCTCTTTAGTGAGCGTAAATCAAGGGTTACTTTCGGATCCGGTAATCAAACTTAGGAGTCTTAAATGGCTTATCCAACTGTAAGCGCCCCTTACGGGCTAAAGCCGATCAACTTGATCGGTGGGCAGGTGTTCTCCGGAGCAACCCGCCTAATGGAAATTGCTAGTGGCTATGCTACTGACATTTTCTACGGTGATCTCGTCAAGCGTGTTTCTGATGGCACAATCGAAAAGGACGCCGGTACGACTACGGCTACTCCTGTCGGCGTGTTTCTTGGTGTAAGTTTCACCAACGCATCAACAGGTCAGATCCAACAACAGCAATATTATCCTGCTAGCACCGCTATCAAGTCTGGCACGAAGATTTTTGCAGTCGTTGCAGATGATCCTGATACGCTGTTTCAAGTTGCCGTTGTTTCTGGCACAACCGTTATCACTGGTGTTGGTATCAGCGCCATCGGTAACAACGCTACTCTGGTTCAAAACGCTGGTTCGACCATCACTGGTGACTCGAAAGTAGCTCTTTTGGACTCGACTGCCACAACCAACACTCTGCCTATTCGTATTATTGATGTGGTTCGAGATACAGCAACTGCTGCTGATGTGTTCCCAGAAGTGATCGTCAAGATCAACTTTGGCATGCACCAGTACAACAACGCAACCGGCGTATAAGGAGCTAAATCATGGCTATTTCACGCGCACAACTACTTAAAGAACTCCTTCCGGGCTTGAACGCCTTGTTTGGTCTTGAGTACAAAAAGTACGGCGAACAACACAAAGAGATTTTTGAAACAGAATCTTCAGAGCGTTCGTTCGAAGAAGAAACCAAGCTGTCGGGCTTTAACGCTGCTCCTGTCAAGAATGAAGGCGCTGCGATGGCTTATGACAACGCGCAGGAAGCTTGGACGGCACGTTACAACCACGAAACCATCGCAATGGGCTTTTCGATCACTGAAGAAGCGATTGAAGATAACCTGTACGACAGCCTGTCGTCACGTTACACCAAAGCATTGGCTCGCGGTATGGCATACACCAAGCAGGTTAAGGCAGCTAATATCCTTAACAACGCATTTGCTGCTGGTTATACCTACGGTGACGGTCAAGTCCTTTGCTCGACTGCACATCCGCTGGTTTCTGGCGGTGTAAACAGCAACCGTCCTTCTGTTGCAGCGGACCTGAACGAGACTTCCTTGGAAGCCGCCGTTATTCAGATCGCAGCGTGGACAGACGAACGTGGTCTGCTGATCGCCGCTAAGCCAACCAAGTTGGTCATTCCTCCAGCACTTCAGTTCGTGGCAACTCGTTTGCTCGAAACAAAACTGCGTGTTGGTACGGCTGATAACGACATCAACGCAATCGAGAACAACGGTTCGATCCCCGGTGGTTACACAATCAATAACTACCTGACCGACACCAATGCTTGGTTCCTGTTGACTGACGTGCCTAACGGTCTGAAACATTTCGTCCGCACTCCAATGCAAACAGGAATGGATTCCGATTTTGATACAGGGAACAGTCGTTATAAAGCACGAGAGCGGTACTCGTTTGGAGTGAGCGATCCGCTGGGTATCTTCGGTTCACCCGGAGCCTAAGCCTTATAAATCAAGCGTTTACGCTAGATTGGAACCCCTCTTCGGAGGGGTTTTTTATTGTTGTTGACACGCGCGAGTACCGATGGTACATTAGAGTCTCATTAGCTTTGTACCGGAGATAGTAATGAGCCAAGTTATTTACAAGATTGTTAACCTTGTTAACGATAAATTTTACGTAGGTAGCACCATCCATAAAAAAGTGCGTTTCCGTCAACATCGCAAATTATTGCGTGGCAATCGACACCACTGTAAACATTTGCAGGCCGCTTGGAACAAGTACGGTGAGGCAAAATTTGATTTTGTGGTTATTGAAGAAGTGCCAGATTTATTAAACCTACAGGAAATAGAAGATCGTTATTTAAAAGAACACGTAGGAAAGCCATATTGCTACAACTCTGGATATAGATCAGACGCCCCTTGGAGGGATGCCCCCGCTGAAGCAACCCCTAATTACGGCAGAGCAATGGGCGATCCGCAAAAGCAAAAGATTTCTACTTCTCTGAAAGAATTTTACGCAGAGGATTACTTTAATCACCCTCGCGTAGGCGTTGCTCACACAGCCGAAGCCAAAGCTAAAATCAGCGCCAGCAAACTAGCCAATCCCGTCAAACCTTGGCTCGGCAAAACTCGAGACGAAGAGACACGTAAAAAGATAGGCGATTCCCAGAGAGGCATCAAAAAGGCTCCCAGAACGATTTCTGAAGAAGGTAAGGCAAAGATACGTGCCGCCGCAGAAGCCGGCCATTACAGCCATTGGGAGGGTCGCAAGCATACGGCGGAATCAAAAGCCAAGATGAGCAAAACCGTCTTTGTCATGCCTGATGGAATCTTGTTTCCTAGCTTGACTGCCGTACTAAGCTATTACGGTTTAAAAATGCCTACGTTGAATCGCGCCCTTAAATCTGGCAAGCCGTTATCCAAGGGGCGATTGGCGGGCTATACGTTTAGCTATGGTGGCATCGGCGCAACACAGACGCAAACCGATAAAGACTTAATTGCAAACAAACTCCTTGCACCATAACTAAATAAAGCGTATAAATACATTATCTGGGAACCCCCAGTTTCACTGACCGCCCCAGCGGACGATGCAGAGACAGTGAAACGAAGTACTGCATATACAGGAGCCTATCATGGCATCAACTACCTTTTCCGGTCCAGTTACCTCGACCAATGGATTCATCGGCGCTGTTACGGGCGCAGTCACTGGCAACGTTACAGGCACAGTTACCGGCAACGTCGATTCGACCGCTGGTTACATTCAGATTCGTACAGCTACAAGCGTACAGATTGCTGCCGCGTCAAACGCAGTTAACACAGTTGGTAAAGCTGCTGGCACAATCGTGTTTGACACAACGCTTAGCACACTGAAGATTGCTACTGGTGCAACGGCTACTAGCACTTGGGTTAACGCTGACGGCACAACTGCTGTTACACCGTCTTAATTAGCTCACCCACTTTGGTGGGCTTTTGTGTTTATAGGAGCTAATTATGCAAACTGATGTAATGACCGCTATTGTTGCGGCTACTGGAACGGCGTATGCCGCACGAACTCGTGTACGTGGGCTGCTTGTTGTACCTTCTGCATCGGCTGGTTCAGTCGTTTTAAAAGATGGTGGCGCAAGCGGAACAACGTTAATGTCTATTGCAACAGCCGCAAACGGTGAGCCATTTAGTGTGGTGATTCCTGCTAACGGCGTGTTGTTTGAGACAGATGTTCACGCAACGCTTTCAAACGCGGCTGTAACGGTGTTCTATGGCTAAGAAAACCCCTTCTCTGGCTATCGGTCGTGGTGAAAAGCTACCCGTATCCAAGGGGGCTGGTTTAACCGCCAAAGGTCGTGCCAAGTACAACGCTGCTACAGGATCAAACCTAAAGGCTCCACAGCCCGAAGGTGGCCCACGTAAAAAATCATTCTGCGCTCGTATGAGTGGTATGCCGGGTCCAATGAAGGACG